AAAGAGTTAGATAAGATGAAACAAAACTTGGTTGATGTGTTTGAAAGAACAAATCAAAACTTGGTTATTGTTCAAGACGATAATGGTTGTAGCTTTGGAGTTCAGAAGATCAAACGAAAAAGAAAGAAGTTTGAAACTGCTAACTTCAAAATAAAACATAATGATTTATTCAATCAGTTTTGCACAGAGATTGAATATAATGAGTTCAAAGCAATAGGCGACAATAATGCCTAATGTTCCAATGAACATATCAAAAGTATTAGCCGAGCAATCGGCTAATGCTCAACTTACTGAAAACACAAAGCTAGAACCTGACGCGATCAGTAAGTTGAATTATGAAGTAATGTATAAAATGTTAGAGGGCGAGGTTGAGAAGTTAATACTCGAAAACAATGGCAACCCTTTAATAGACAACTTCAAACAAAGGATTGTAAGAAAGTTTAGTTATTTAATTGAGAAGTTAAGTAGCTAACTACAACCAACACCAGTAGCCCTAACGGGCTACTGGTTTCTCTCTACATAGAAGGCTCTACAAAATCAACAACCTGCATTTATTAATTTTTTTAACTTTAATCGCGTCCATAGACAAGGTACTTGTTTATTTGAAGAGTTTAAAGTAAGTCGAATAGAAGTAGTGTATACTGAAACGGTATGGTATAAAAAGGGACCCGAAAAAACAAAATTTTGAGATGAGTACATTAGATCAATTAACAGATGATGAATTAAGAACCTTAATTCTTAAGAAGCAGATCGAATTTATAAAATTATGTCAGGATAACTTTTTATTATTTGTGAAAGCTATGTGGCCTGATTTCATATGTAGGCAAACAGAGGACCCTGATAAATGGGGGCACCATCAAATTATAGCAAATGAGTTTCAAGATATCGCTTTAAAAAAATCTAAACGTCTTATTGTGAATATGCCACCAAGACATACTAAATCAGAGTTCGCATCATATTTGTTCCCTGCTTGGATGATCGGTAAGAATCCTAAGATGAAACTTATGCAAGTCTCACACAATGCTGAACTTGCTTCGCGGTTCGGTAGCAAAGTTAGAAACTTAATGGAAACCGAAGACTACAAAAGTATCTTCGGAGATGTTAGTCTTAGAGAAGATAGTAAGGCTAAAGGCCGTTGGGAGACCAATCATGGTGGAGAATATTTTGCAGCGGGGGTAGGCGGTTCTATAACTGGACGAGGGGCGGATCTTCTTATTATCGATGACCCACATACAGAACAAGACTCAATGTCTGACTCTGCTATGGAAAGAGCTTACGAATGGTATTCATCAGGACCCAGACAACGTTTACAACCAGGAGGCTCAATCGTAGTTGTTATGACAAGATGGGCAACTGATGATTTAACAGGGAGGCTCATCAAATCACAATCCGAACCTAAATCAGATTCGTGGCGCGTTATTAATTTTCCAGCAATACTTCCCTCAGGTAATCCTGTATGGCCCGAATACTGGCCACTCGATGAATTAGAAAAAGTTAAAGCATCGGTGACAACGAAAAACTGGAATGCACAATACATGCAGGACCCAACGTCTGAGGAAGGTGCAATTATTAAAAGAGATTGGTGGCAACCGTGGAACGAAGAACGGATACCTGTACTTAAACATGTTATTCAAAGTTATGATACTGCATATTCTAAAAAAGAAACTGCGGATTATTCTGCGATTACAACATGGGGAATATTTCAACCTGCAGAAGGTTATGAAGATTGTATTATTTTATTAGATGCTATTAAAGGAAGGTTCGACTTTCCAGATCTTAAGAATTTAGCTTTAGAGCAATATCAATACTGGCAACCTGAAACAACTATTATTGAAGCTAAAGCTTCAGGACAACCTTTAATACAGGAATTAAGAAGAGCAGGTATACCTGTAATAGATTATGTGCCTGCAAAGGGTAGGGATAAATTTACTAGAATTAACTCTGTAGCACCCATATTTGAGTCAGGAATGGTATTTGCACCAACAGATGATAAGTTTGCTCAAGATGTTATTGAAGAAGTAGCTGCTTTTCCCCATGGACAATTCGATGACTATGTTGACTCTATGACCCAAGCAGTGATAAGATTCAGGGAAGGTGGATTTGTTACAACATATTCTGATGCGTTGGACGAACCTAATTTTAAGGTAGAAAAGGATTATAAATATTATGGCTAATTTTAATTACGATGAAAAACATCCAAAAGTTCAGAGCTTGAAAAAGTTTATTAATAAGAACAGGAAAGAAAAAAGTGAAAGTAAAATTGGTAAAGTTTATCATAGCGTTTTTGGAAAACAAAAAATGATGACTGACAAAGAAGCTAAAAAATTAGCTGACAAAATAGAATCAAGAACTTCAAAAAGAGTTACAGCTTCAGATGGTTCCTTCTCTAAAGGTGGTATGTGCAGAGGTATGGGAGCAGCTATCAAAGGCGGAAAATTTGAAGGAGTATTTTAATATGGGAAAAAAATTCACAAAAGGATACGGTGCAGCTAGAACTAGAGGCATGGGTTTACAAGACGAGAAATTAAAACCAGGCAAAGTTACAAAAGCATTTGCTGGAGTGTTGGCTGCGGGTTTAGGTGCTAAAAAAGCAATGAAAGAAAAAAAAATGGCACCTGTTGGAATGGGCGGTATAGGAGCTGCTATGGTAAAAGAAAAAGCTATTAGAAAAATTTTAGGAAGAGATAAAGGATCACCTAAATCTGGAGAAAAATACAGAAAATATTTAAAAGGTTTAAAAGAAGTTACTGATAAATCAAAACAAAAAAATGCAGCCAAGAATTTTTTTAAAACAGTTGGAGTCTTTCCTGGAGTGCCAACTCTTCAATCGAAGGCACCTTCAATTCCGAAAAAGGATTTAAAGAATTTTTTTAAAAACGTAGGAAAGTTTCCTGCAGTGTCACCTATTGTTGGAAAAGAAGCTAGAAAAAAATTGAGCACGAAAACTTTTATTAAAAGAAGACTAAATTTAAGTAGTCTTGGTTCAAGAGCAGTCGAGTCAGCTAAAGCAAGTAAGTATGGAAGGATTGCAGCTGGTGTTGCAGCAGCAGCTTTAGCCGCAAAAGCTGGTTTAGAAAAAATGTATGAGAAAAGAACTGGTAAAAAACCTTTTACAAAAAGACCTCAGAAAAAAATGGGCGGTGGCATGATGATGAGACCAAACCCAGTAGGCTACAAAACAGGTTCTTCAATAAAAGTTAAGTGTAAACTAGGTAAAAACAAACCTACGAAATTGTACTAGGAGGGTTCATGGCCCTTAAGGAGCTTTTAAAAAAAGGTCTATCCTCACTTTTAAAATCAAAGAGTAAAAAGAATGTCGTTGATCCGAGTCCCGTTCAACGTGTGCAAAACCAACCCCAACAAGTTTTACCACAAGAGACGAAAGGTTCCGCTTTACAAACTGTAAGGAAAGATTTAGCAATTCAACAATACCCAACTCCACCAAGAACAGGCGCTCTGCAAATGGGCTCGCCTCCTAATCAAAACCTAATGTTTGGAAGTGCTTTATATGATCGAATAGCACAAAAAGGACCAGGAACATTTACTGCTGATGAATGGATGAAGTTTTTAACAGATGTTCGTGAAAGAAATATAAAAGTTTTTGGACAAGACTACAAAGAAAAAGTTTTAAATCCAGTAAAGTTTAGTTATGATAATACTTCTGGCTACTTAGCTGGAAAGCAAACGACAGTACCTTTAGAAGAATTATTTGACGCTAACATAGCAGCTTTTTCTCCTACAGGTGAACTCACAGGGGGAGTTTTACATGCAGCTAAATTAGCTGGAGTAAAAATACCTGGAAAGGTATTAACTGATCTAGTAAGATTAAATCCTATTAATAGACTTCAGGCTACTGAGTTTTCAAATACATTAACAGAACCAGTAAAGAAAAGAATTTATCAAAAATTTAAAAACACTTTCGATAAAATTAATAACCAAGTTAATGATCCAGAACTATCACAAATTCTTAATCGTTACACAGACTCATTAGAGAAAGGACTAACTAATAAACCTAATTTTTCTAGATTAATGGGAAAATATCCTCAGTTTAAAAAAGAGCTTCAACAATTAGATTTTGAATTTGATGATTTACAAAGAATAAAAAAAGGTGTTAGAAAACCAAGATACGAAGATCAAACGGGATCTACTTTTGAAGGTGGTCAAAATTATAGAGAAACTTTAGTTTCTCTCCCTGAAGAAATACCAGGAAACAACCCAAAAAAATTTTTTGGACATTACAACGATAAAGGTTTAGAAAATCCTATCATGCATATTAGGTATGATACGAGATTTACACCTAATGGAGATAAAGTTTTAATGATACATGAGATACAATCGGATGCTAACCAAAGCATAGCTAAAGCATTACGAAGATCTAAGACACCTGCTTACGATGCTAGTATAAGAGTTAATCCATATCAAAAAGATACTGAAATTGCGTTTTTGTTGGACGCTAGAAAAAAAATTGGAGATAAAATTATTGCAGGAAATATGGGTAGATTGGAAAGTGATCAAGCATCGAGAGCAATACAATCTATCGATAAAGTTTTAATTGGAAAAGGTAAAGGTCAAGTTGGTCAAATAAAGTATTTTGATGAATACGACACGGCAAAAACAGCTAATTACTATCCTTTGTTAGACAGAAGTAGTTACAACAATTATGCTATAAAACTTTTATTAAATAAAGCAGCAAAAGAAAAGTTTGATTATGTGAGTGTTATTCCAGCTAATTATATGCAGAGAGGCGCGAACAGCAGCGACAAATTTATAGGCACAATAGAGAGTTATGGATTTGCAAATGGTGCAAAAACACCAAAAGGTAAATCACTAGCTGTTATTCCAGCAGAGATGAAGAAGCAGGCGAAATTATTTGATACAACTGCAGGTAAAATAAAATTTAGTTTATCAGACCCACAGAAACCCTATAAAACAGTAAAAACTAGGGAGGTTGAATTAGGTGATCAAAAATATAAAATTAAATACCATGAGGAGGCTCGAGACGTCCAACAAACTGGTTCAAGGTACATTGGTAGGTATGATTTAAACTTGTATGGTGATGCTTATGGTGTTAAAGTATCTCCATTAATGCTACAAACCCAAAAATTATACAAAAAAGAAGGTGGCTTAGTACAATATGGCAATTGAGAAAAATAACGAAATTATAGAAAAAGTAGAAGAGATAGTTGATGAAGTATCTCCTGGCGTTGAAGATGTTAATGTAAGCGTTGAAGGAGAGGAGCCAGTCGAAGAACAAGTTAATGATGACTTTAATGCCAATCTTGCAGAAGAGATGGACGAAAGAGATCGTAAGCGTTTGGGACTAGAATTAATTGGTGAATACAAGAAGGATAAAGAATCCAGAAAAGAGTGGGAAGAAGGTTATACTAAAGGTTTAGATCTTCTTGGTGTTAAATATAACGAACAGACAAGACCATTCAAAGGAGCTTCAGGTGTCACCCATCCGTTGTTAAGTGAAAGTGCTACAACTTTCCAAGCTTCTGCATACAAAGAACTATTACCCAGTGATGGTCCAGTAAGAACACAGGTTGTAGGAGTAAGAACACCTGCCACCGAACAACAATCAGATCGTGTACAAGAATATCTTAATTATCTTCTTATGGAGAAAATGGAAGATTACACAACTGACATGGATCAAATGTTATATTATTTACCTTTATCAGGATCTACATTCAAAAAGATTTATTACGATGAATTTTTACAGAGACCTGTTTCTAAATTTGTACCCGCAGAGGATTTAGTAGTGCCTTACTACGCATCAGATTTAAAAGATGCAGGAAGAATTACACACGTTATTAAGATGACCGAGAATGATGTAGCTAAAAAAATGGCGGCAGGTTTTTACAGAGACATAGAATTACCAAACCCAAGTAACACACAAGATTCAGACCTACAACAAAAAATAGATGACCTTGATGGGGTTAAACCAGGATTTACAGATTACATACATACAATTTTAGAAATGCATGTTGATTTAAATTTAGATGACTATGAAAATTTTGATAAGAAATCTAAAAAATCAATTAAGATTCCATACATTGTAACTATAGATGAGAGCTCAGGAGAAGTTTTATCTATTTATAGAAACTACAGAGTAGATGATCAGAACTACACTAGAATTGAATATTTTGTTCATTACAAATTTTTACCTGGTCTTGGTTTTTATGGCTTTGGTTTAATACATACTATTGGTGGACTATCTAGAGCTGCAACCGTTGCGTTAAGACAATTGATTGATGCAGGTACTTTGAAAAATTTACCAGCAGGATTTAAGTCTAGAGGTATAAGAGTTCGTGATGACGACCAACCAATACAACCTGGAGAGTTTAGAGATGTAGATGCACCAGGTGGAAACATAAGAGATCAGTTTTTTAATTTACCTTTCTCTGAACCAAGCACAACATTATTTAATTTATTAGGTTTCGTTGTACAAGCAGGTCAAAAGTTTGCAGCTATTACAGATGCAG